CTCCAGGGTACTCCAATACAAAGGAGCGAAAGTAAGGAATTAAGAGTAAATATCGGACATGAACTGAGTTTAGAGGAGATAGAAAAACGCATTAAGGAGCTGGACGGTCAGATACCAGCCTTAGCGATAACAAACACGAAAAAGGAGGCAAAATGATTTTATCATTAAAAAGACTAGGTAGTGAAAGGAAGATTTTGGTCAATACCGATCATTGCGCAAGTATTGAGGAAGAAGCCAAGGGTTGTAAGATTACGTATGCCAATGTGGAAAGTCCAGAGAACGAAATCGCCGTTTCGACTCCGATTGAGGACATAATCTGCCTATTTAAAGGCAAAAAGATTGAAAAAGTTGAAAAAGTAGACGACCCAAAAAAGACTGATGAGACAGAAAAGAACGACCAGGGCGACGCTGGTGAGTGAAAAGGAGTTATCCTTATATAAGGAGAAACTCGCCCTTTTAGAACAGAAAAAAGACCTAACCGAAGGACTGCCACATCTACACGCCCATAGACTGTATATGTGGCAAAGAGAGTTCATAGACTGTAGAAATCAGATGTGCCTTCTTACGGCAGCAAACCAAATTGGCAAAAGCTCAATGAACATTATCAAATGTATCACTTGGGCTACCAGTCCTGAGCTTTGGCCTATTCTTTGGGCTTCCCAGTGGGAGAGCTTGAAGTCAGATAAGACACGCCTGTTCTGGTATCTATACCCTGATGGTGGAACCGCTACTGTAGAGTTTGAAGTCAAGTGGAGCAAGTACCTACCAAGTGGGAAGTATAAAGATCATCCTATATATGGATGGAAAGAAACTTATAAGAACGGAAATATCGAAACCCTTACTTTTAATAGTGGAGTGATGATTGTTTTTAAGTTCTATTCCCAGAAGGCTATGAACCTGCAATCATTGACTGTTTATGCTTGCTTCGTAGATGAGGAGTTACCATACGATTTGTATTCCGAAGTGACAAGTAGAACTAACGCAACTGACGGATATTTTAACATGGTTTTCACGGCTACATTATGCCAAGAAGAATGGCGATGTGCTATGGAAGAAAAAGGAGACAAGGAATTATTCAAAGACGCATATAAGAAACAAATATCTCTTTTTGATTGTATGAAATATGAAGATGACACCCCTAGTACATGGACAGAACGTAGAATTAACAGGATTATCAATAGTTATCCTACTTTGGCAGAAGTACAGACCAGGGTTTATGGTAAGTTCGGTATATCAGAAGGTAGAGTGTACGAAAGTTTCGATCCTTCAACTAACATGGTTAAGCCCATAGATATAGGTAAAGACTACTACATATACGGAGGTATAGATATAGGTAGTGGTGGTGTGAACCATCCTGCTGCGTGCGTATTGGTGGCGGTTAGACATGATTTTAAAATAGGCTATATATTCCGTGGCTGGCGTGGGGACAAAATAATCACGACCAATAAGGATATACAAGACAAATATATGGAGATGGTTAAGGGGTTAAACCCAATCGCTTCATATTATGATTGGCACGCCAAGGATTTTGGCATGATTTCTATGGGCGTAATACCAGGACTTCAACCAGCCGAAAAGTCACACGATCTAGGAGAAGGTATCCTAAATGTACTATTTAAGAACAGCAAACTCTTTATATTTGATACTCCCGAACTTCAACCATTAAGGAACGAACTTTTAGCCTTAAAGGTAGGAACGCCTAAGAACAAGGCTAAGGATGATTACACCGATGGATTAAGGTATAGTTGTAGTAAGATACCATGGGACTACAGTGACATAGACGACAGTAAAATTGTAAATGTTACAAAGAACCCCCAAAAATCAGAGATAGACCAAAGAAGGGAAGGGATGTTAAATACTGAAGTGGTTAAAGAGTCTATAGAGGCTGAAATGGCAGAATGGAACGAACAATACGGAGAGTGAAAATGAAAAAAATCCTAAAAGCAATAAAAAAATGGTTTTCTTTTAAAAAAAGTATTGAAAAAGAAGAAATACTATGGATAATTAAAAATGGTGGTAAATTAGGGGTATCAGAACTAGCGTACGGAAAATTACTCGTAAAGTTCTCTCCAAACGCTAGTTCTTTAAACGTACCCCCACAAGAGTCGCAAACTCCGCCCACCGAAGATACAAACCCTATTAACACCCAAACTGACGAAGACTCTGACTTAGTAGATGCAACACTCGGGATAGACGATCCCAGTGCTTTCATGGAAAAGCTAGAGCATGGGGAGATGGAGTTTGCCGAATTTAACGATAACGCAACTGGAGAAGATTTACAGGGATAGCGTACAGAACACACAGTCCCATTACGACGAGCAAAAACATAATGTAATGCTTTACGCTGGTAATCATTACGCCAAAATAAATTCTAAATTATATTCAAGACTAAGAGATACGAAAAATATTCCAGAGAATGTTAAGATACGTTTAACTAAAAACCATCTTAACAGGATAATGAAAAAGTACATAAACTCAACGCTGTCGTATGCTCCTGGCGTGACAATCCTTCCTAAAGACTCAACAAACGTACACGATATAAAACAAGCTAAACTTTCTCGTAGTGTATTTGATGATTATAAATACAAATCTCGTTATACAGAAAAAGTACGACGCTGTGTAGAAGGATTTTTTATACCTGGAGAATGTCACGTTAAAATACTCTGGGACGCAAGTGGCGGAGAGCTAGTAGGATACGAAGCATTAGTTGACGAGGAAGGTAATCAACTCGCTGACGAGACAGGCCAGCCCGCAATAGATGAAAGCAAACCTGTAATGAGTGGGGCGATATTAACCGAGGTAACATCAGGATTTGATGTATTTATTGATAAAGGTGCGAGAACCATAGAAGAATCTGTTTTTGTTGGCGTGAAAAAGATGGTTCAGACTTCTGAATTGAAGTTGATGGTTAATAATGATCCGACTTTCACAGCAGAAGAAAAAATAGATAGAATTGCATATATAGATGCAGCTAGTAAAGAAACATACTCAGTGTTTAACCCTTTGGATACGACTGTTAATTATCCAGACGATCAGACACTTACTAAAGAATATTATTACAGACCGAGTATAGAATATCCTCTTGGATATTTTTACATAACCACTTCCGCAGGAATCCTATGGGAAGGCGAACTACAAACTGACGAAAAAGGAAAACCCGTATTCCCAATTAAGTCCGCTCTATGCGACGAATTTGAAGGTTCGCCTCGTGGTTATTCTCCGATGAAACAGGGTAGGCCAGTACAGGCCGAGATAAACAGAGCGTCTAGCAAGATTGCCGAGACACAGATTACTTTAGGTGACGACAAGATTATTACCCTACAAGGAACTGGATTAACAGAAGGCGAGAAACTAAACGGTATAAGACAGATAAAAGTATCTAACGCTATTAATTATCAGGTAGTAGAAGGTAGAAGTGGCGAGCAATACTTAGGTTACGTTACTAACCAGATTAAAGAGCTATATACGATAATGGGTATCCAGGATGAATCTGAAGAAACCCAACACGCCCAGGATATTACATTAAAACTGTATATGTCCATGAAGGATAAGAAAAAGTTTACCTTCTATTCAGATAAGATTGAAAGATTCTTAGTTGATTGGGCCGATGCAGTAGTTAGGCTATATAAAGCTAATCTAAGAGATGATGCCTTGGTTAAGGCTGTAGGCAGTAACGAGGCTATAAACGTAGAAGAATTTAAGAACGTAAACGATATGTGTTACGACATAAAGGTTGTACCTCTTAATGATGACACAGAAAGCGTTATGGCTAAACATCTAACACTAACACAAGTAATGCAATACGGTAAATTAGACGAAAGAACTACTGGAATGTTGATAAAAGAACTTCCATTTGTAGACGGCGATAGGATCGCAGCTCATCTATCTCTAGCACATACTGAAGCGGAGAACATAATTCTACAGTTGGATAGAGGCGAGATGCCTATGTCGTCTTCGTTTGATAATAACGAAGTAATCGTACAAGAACTTGTTAGAAGGATGAGACAGCCTGATTTTAAATATGTTGTAAGTAAAAACCCAGAAATAGAGCAGAACTATCAAAGACAGTATGAGGATAGAGTAGGAGTTCTTAATCAAAAGGCAGAAGAACTTAAAAACGCCAATATGGGTATTATCCCTACTGGTGGACCTCAGATTAAAGTAGATGCTTACATCCCTGACCCTAAAAACCCAGCCAAGAGCATAAGGGCTACCGTAGACCAGACAAGTTTTGAGTGGTTCATAAAGCGATTGGGAGACCAAGGTTCTCAGATGGAAGTTTTAAACGACGCAGGGACACAGACCAAGATTGATATATTGAATACAACGCCAGCAGGCGGAGTAAATAACACAGGGGCAGCCACCCCGCCAGGAGCATTTTAATGAGTAAGGATCAGAAAAATCCACTAGATGACAAGATTGCTGAATTGCAGAAAGAAGCCGGTGTAGACGTTGGTGAAGAAACCACTGATGAGACTACAACGCTAGAAGCTACCGAAACAGAGGAATCTACAGAGGTAGAAGCTAAAACCGATGGAGAGACTGGGGGGACTTCTGAAGAATCCACAGAAGAAACTACAGAGGAGTCCACGGAACAATCCGAAGAAACAACATCTACGGATACCTACACGCCTAACTATAAGTTCAAGGTGCATGACCAAGAATACGAGATTGACCCTGAATTTAAAGACGTAATTAAGAGTAAGGAAGTTGAGGACAAAATCCGAGACATCTATACTAAGGCGTATGGGTTGGAAACTGCTCAGAAAAGTAGAGATAACTGGAAGTCTAAATACGAAGAAAATACAGAAAAGACTAAAACCTATTCTGATATTTTTGATGTTCCGTTGAAACTCTATAAAGATGGTAAAAAAACCGATGCGGTGCGATCCACGTTTTCAGACGAAGACATACTAGAGGCAGCCAGGCATCTTATAAGACTTAATCAGGCCCCTGCTGATGAACGAGACAGGTTAGAAAAAGAGTCTGCTGAGAGCAGAGACAGCTATGGCAAGCAAGACGAGATGAACGACATAATTAAGAAAGCTCAGACTGCTGAGTACAATGCTATCCAGGCACGGATAGACCTTGAACTTAGTAAGACTGAGGTTTCAGATGTTGCGAAGTTTATCGACAGCAAGTTTGGCGCAGATTCTTTTAGGAACGAGGTTAATTTGTACGGAGATAGTCAGTATAAAGCCGGAAAGCAAATCCAGCCTGATGAAGCAGTAAAGGTTGTATTTGAAAAGTACAAAACCATTTACACGCCTGGGGCTGCTGATAAAGCCAATCAGACAGTTAAAAAGGTCGTAGCTCCAAACGCAAGTAAATCTATTCCTAACCCTAAGAGTTCAGGAAGTTCAGGACGTACTGGGAAAGTCAAGTCTGTCGCAGATTACGACAGAATAATAAAGGAACTGAAAGAAGAATAAAATAAACATAAAGGAGAAATATTATGGCGACATCGAGATCATTTCAAGCAATGATAAATGATTATCTAACCACAGAAGTTCTCAGGGCCGAACTGCCTAAGAGAATGTTCCTGTTAGATAAAGTAAAGAAAGACGATTCATGGGTTGGTGGAAACGCTACCCAGGGTTATGTAGTACCTTTTGTTGGTGGAAGTGCCAGCTCGGTAACATTTGGTAGCTTAACTGCTGCTGGTGACATAGCTGAAGACCAGGACGTAAGAGGTACGGTAGACGTACAGCCTGAGCTTTGGGGTTCAATGATGTTCCACAGCAAGGACTTCATGCAACATGAAGGCAAAAAGAGGGAAATTTCCCTACTAGGTTCTATCAAGAGACAGGTAGATCCTTTTCTTAGTTTTGTTAAAATGGGACTAAGTGATGTTCTTCTAGGTGGACCACACTTCGCAACTATTATTGCTCTTACAGATGCAGCAAACGGAGTTGTTCAGATAGATAGAATTGAAAAAGTTACATTAAAACAAAAGATAGTCGTTCGAGAAGCTGCAACACCATCTGCTGTAGATGGTTATATCCAGGCAATTAACAAATCTGCTGGAACAATAACACTACACACAACCAGAGCTGGTGGAGCTGTTCTTGACGTAACAGCCGGTGGTCCTTTGACTGCTGCTCTTTTGGTTGGCGATGTGCTTTATTACGACGGTCTAGTAAACACTGGTACTGGAGCAATCCAGAACACCTTTAGCTCACTTAGAAGTATTCTTCTAACTGCTGCTAATGGTGGTGGCGCTACTCTATACGGAGAAACAAAGACTGCTTATCCGTTCCTACAGGCTCTTAACATTGATGGTTCTGCTGGCGATTATGCGATGACTTCTGCTAACATACTAGAGAAGTTGTTTTACATACACGCTCTTGAAACATCAATCAAGGCTAAGGGACTAAACGGAAAACAGGCTGATAACTGTCTTGTATCACCTAAGAACTATGCTGCTATAAAGATAGCTCTTGAAAAGTACAAAGGTCAGTATTTCACTGAGCCTGGAAATGCGAAAGCCAGCCCTTATTCTTGGAAGGAAATAACTGTTGGTTCTAAGGGCGGAGATATGCTTTCAATATCTATGGTCCCTGAAATGGCTAACGATATAATTCCATGTGTAAACTGGGAGTCAATGATTCTTGCATCTAATGGATTCTTTAAGTTCCATGAAGATCCTACCAACCCTGGTAAGATTAAGTATTTTGAAGCAAGAGCAACAACTGGTTATTCGTACATTGTAGATATAGCGTTTATGGGCGACTTGATAAATGTTTGTCCAGAAGCTAGTTCTATAATTCACAGCGTAGCGATATAAATTAAACGGTCTAGGGTAGAGGGTACAGAACCTTTGCCCTAGCTCCAATACGGAGGTATAAAATGAGTGGAAGAAATACAGAACTTGGCGCATCAGCGATATACGATCTAAATGCGATTGGTTATCCTGAGTACCAAAGAGGGCTAGGTACAGAACTAGCTGAACCAAAGAATTTGAAACAGAAGAATATAGACCAGTTAGAAACCGACGAAAATTTCTTCGGTTACTTTGATTGGTCACTTAAAGGTGGCGGAGCTGCTGCCGACACGGATACTGGTGTTAATGTTCTCAAAACTATTACAGGTAATAGCTTTGAAGTAACAAACATCTCTACGCAGACTATTTTTCAAGGTTTGCAGACAGCTAATGGCTGGGACTTCAGCGGTGACGCAACTAACGATGAAGGTTTTGAAATAAACCAGGGTATAGCTGCTTACTACGCAAAGCACGTCTTTACAGCAGGAACGGACAGATTTTACTTTGAAACCAAGGTAAAAATATCCGCTGTAGCTGAAACAGATACGTTCTTAGTGGGATTTAGAAAGGCAGAAGCACATCGTCCTGATTATAATGATTATGACGAAATGTGCGCTGTGAATGTAGACGCTGGTGACGTTGTAATCACTACAATTCTTAACAACGGCACGACAGCTACCGCTGATACGGCGTTGAACGTAGGAGACACAGAGTACATTACTACAAGAGTAGAGTACGACGTTGCTGTTGGTCTATCAAGTGCAATAGCTCTTTCTAACTCTCTAAAAGCAGTCTACACAAGGCACATAGCCAATACTGCTCAACACACGACTGCTGCTGATGCTACTAACGTAATAACTGCTGCTAACGCAACGGACCTTACGACTTTGATAGCATTGGTTACAGACCAGTTGACTCAGTATGATGTACACGAAGATGATTCTGAATTAGGAGCTGCATGGGCTTACCATGATGCGCAGGAAACTGGAGACGCTACTCCTGTAACTGCTGCTGCTCCGACGACTTTGACAGAATGTATAACTTATCTTAATGACCTTAAGACAAAGTTTAAGGTTCACGATGACGACGCTACATCTCACGGTGTTGCTACTCAATTCCCTGTAAGTGTTGCATACGCAAGTGCAGCAACATTCTACTTTGGTATAAACACAACTACCATGACAAAGTACAACAACGCTGTAGCAGGCTTTGCATTTGATGCTGCTGAGGTTGTTCTACCGTTTATTAGTTATTTGAGAGCTGCTGGTAACCCATTAACTATGGAGTTGATGAGTTATAAAGTAGGACCTCTAGCGTAAATTAAATGGTTGGGGCTAGGGGGAAACTCCTAGCCTCGATTAACAGGAGATTAATTATTATGATATTCCGAAAAGAGTTGCTGAACGTAACAAACATGGCAGACGCAACATATCTAACAAAGGCACAAAGCCCTGATGGGTTTAGTGAAGTTGCATGGGAATTAATAGGTAACGGTGGAACGGGTACGGTAACTCTTAAGATATGGGCGACTATGGAAGACGATGCTACCCCGACGACTACTGCAACCGCTACTGATTATGTTGATGTGACACTAGACACTTTTGGTGTTGCTAATTACATATGTGGAGCTGCTGCAACGACACGCCACCTAGTACAAGACGAACTAAAGAAACTAAGTAACTTTAAATGGCTAAGATGGCAATATATAGCTGCAACAGGCGGAGCCGACGATGCAGATTTAACCATCAAACAAGCATTTAGGGTAGGTGCCTAATGGGTAACACATATTCAGGGTTTGCACTTCCAATAAGATTAGAAGTAACTAAGGCTTTGGCTGGTAGCGCTGCTACTGAGGCCATTAATCTGTTCAGTGTTGTAGGAAAGGTTTGTGTTAAAAAGATCTACGGTATTGTTACAGACGATACAACACTAGCGAACATGACCGACTGCCATTTTAATCTATATGACGGAGCGAATGTTGCTTTAACTAAAGCAACAACTCTCGCCATGAGTACGGCTGTTGTTGGAGCGCTTGTTATTAAAAACGCAGCAGTAGTTACTAATGCTGGCTTTTTAGACGGAGTATTGGGCGGATTGCTAGAAGGCGCCACGCCTATAGTCCCTTTTGAATTTACAGTAAATCAAAAACTAGCCGTCGCTACATACTTACAGTGGGTTTATACAACCACTGACGCACCTATCGCTGCTGCGATGAAGTTTTTTGTAGAGTATGAAGGGATAGATGGTGGATATTTAACCGCAGTATAACAGGAGAGATTTATGAACCTATACGGAGAGCTTAAAGGCGCTCAGTTTGAAAACGTAGCGACCCTGCCTGCAAACGCACCAGATGGTCGTGTTGTTAGACTTACAACTGATGGCTTCTATTATGTATCAGATGGCACAAGTTGGACTAAAATAAATTCTGATGAGTATGACGCTGGTAAAACTTATAATCAGTACGATTTAGTTAGAGAGGCAAATGCATACGCTATGTATTCTTCTCTAGTAAATGATAATACTGGTAACGCCCTGTCTGACGACACTAAATGGTTATCTTTAGGCGATTTACGTTCTGTAGGTTCTGATATAACGGTGGTTTTGGATAGTGGAACCCCTGTTGATATAGATTGGGGAGATGGTGATACATTTAGAAAATTTATAGGCTCCGGCGGTGTTGACTCAACATATACTTTTAGTAATCTGGTAAACAAGAAAATAAGAGTAGTCGTTACCGATACCAATAGTAAGGATAACGTATGGCCTGCTTATATTATCTGGGATAATGGAGCAGCAGCTCACCAGCAAACACATCTTAAAACAGACATATATGAGTTTGAGTATGCAGACGGTGAAGTTTATGGCAAAAGAATTTACGTTGATTGTACTGGTGCTTGGCCTTATGGCGTTCTTGGAAACTTAACCGTTTCTGCTGGAACGACTACAGAGCTTCCAGGTGGTGTCGTTTATGATTGGGACAACTTAACAGTAGAAGCTACAGGTACGCTTAGATTTACAGGAAATAGCGTTGATTTTACACAGATAGGCGCTGCAACTAACATAACGATAGCCGGAACTATCGAGTGTAAAGAAAGCTCGGCTGTTGGTGTAGGTGCAACTGTTACACCTGATAATACTAGCGTAACACAAACAATAACACAGAAGAACGGTGGAGCCGGTGGAAACGGTGGTGGGGCTGTTACTAAACTGGGACCTAGCGCAAGTGGCGGAATAGCTCAGGCTCAAAGTGGAGGCAACGGAGGCGGTGGTGGCGGTGGAGCTGCTGCAAGTGTAGGTTATGCAAGAGCTGGTGGTAATGCAGGAAGCGCAGGAATAGGTCATGATACTGGCGGTGGAACTGCTGCTGGCGGTGCTGCTGGTGCGTCTGTTTCAACTTCTCCAGCGACCGCTGGTGTAAACGGAAGTATTGGGTCAGTTAATACTGTTGCTGCTTATGGTGGAGCTGGTGGGGCTACAAGATATTATGTAACTGCAAGACTAGGTGGAGGAGGTGGTGGAGCCAGAAGTTATGTTGGTGCTTATTATGGTAATGGAG